CCAAGACAGGTAGACCTGACGTTTTTCTACCTGCTTGGGAGTGGTTCCAGTCTGGCCCTCTTCAGCGTCTTATGCCAGGCGGCGCTATTATCATTGTTATGACTCGTTGGTCTAAATTAGACCTGACGGGCATGATTGTTCAGCAAACTGAACGAAATGAAGACGTAGATCCGTGGGAAGTTGTTGAGTTTCCTGCAATTAAAGACGACGGACAGGCACTTTGGCCAGAATTCTGGGATGTTGAGGAGCTTTTATCAAAGAAAGCAGCCTTAGATATTCGTTATTGGAACGCACAGTACATGCAGAAGCCTACTTCAGAGGAAGGGGCGCTGATTAAACGTGAATGGTGGCAAATTTGGGATAAAGAAGACCCTCCCGAATGCGAGTTCATCATTATGTCGCTCGATGCTGCACAAGAAGCCACTAATAGGGCTGACTATAACGCGTTAACGACGTGGGGTGTGTTTTATAACGAAGAAACCAACAACTTTGCCATCATATTGCTCAATGCCATCAAGAAAAGGATGGAGTACCCAGAGCTTAAAAAGCTGGTACTTGAGGAGTACAAGGAGTGGCAGCCTGATGCGTTCATGGTAGAGAAAAAATCTAACGGATCGGCGCTATATCAAGAGTTTAGACGCATGGGCGTGCCTGTAGGGGAGTTTACTCCGGGCAAAGGACAGGACAAAATAGCGCGTGTGAACGCAGTGTCTGACTTATTTGCATCCGGCATCGTGTTTGCGCCAGACCACCGGTGGGCTAAGGAAGTCATAGAAGAGTGCAACGACTTTCCAGCTGGCACCAACGACGACTTGGTGGACTCTACAACGCTTGCGCTGTTAAGATTCCGGCAGGGTGGGTTTTTACGACTTCCGACAGATGAGCCGGAAGATAATTTTCTAAAACAGTATCGCAAAAAAGCTGCGTACTATTGAAGCGGAACAACTTGTTGGGCCGCGCATTACTAAGGATACATCATGGCGACAAATATAGATAAAGCTCTGTACGAGGCTCCTCAAGGACTAGATCAGTTGGGAGAAGCAGAGGAGCCAATCGAAATTGAGATTGAAGACCCCGAGGCAGTGCGCATTAAAGCAGGGGACGTAGAGATTGAGATTGAGCCAGAAGAAGATGATGACGAGTTTAGTAAAAACTTAGCTGAAGATATCCCTGATGATGTTCTTGCTACACTTGCAGGCGAGTTGATTGGAGATTACGAGGCTGATGTATCTGCTCGCAAAGATTGGGTACAAACTTACGTTGATGGCCTAGAACTATTAGGCTTGAAGATTGAAGAAAGAACAGAGCCTTGGCCCGGTGCTTGCGGCGTGTATCACCCACTGCTTACAGAAGCGGTTGTGAAGTTCCAAGCTGAGACAATGATGGAGACATTCCCGGCGTCTGGTCCTGTCAAGACTAAGATCATCGGCAAAGAAACCCCCGAGAAGAAAGACGCAGCGGAGCGAGTTCAAGAAGACATGAACTACCAGCTTACTGACGTGATGAAAGAGTATCGTCCTGAGCATGAGCGCATGCTCTGGGGCTTGGGCCTTGCTGGTAACGCGTTCAAGAAGGTGTACTACGACCCATCGCTCGGTCGTCAGGTGTCTATGTATGCGCCAGCAGAAGATGTGGTCGTGCCTTACGGTGCTTCAAGTCTTGCTGATGCAGAACGTATCACGCACGTTATGCGTAAGAATAAGAACGATCTTAAGCGACTACAGCATGAGGGTTTCTACCGTGATATTGACTTGGGTGAGCCTACCCAAACAATGGACGAAGTTGAGAAGCGTATTGCAGAAAAGATGGGCTTTCGCGCAACGCAAGATGATCGATTCAAACTCTTGGAGATGCAGGTCGACTTAGACCTTAAAGGCTATGAGCATAAAGACGAAGACACAGGCAAAGAGACGGGGATTGCGCTCCCATACATCGTCACGATTGAGAAGGGTACAACGAACATCCTTGCGATCCGCCGCAACTGGGAACCGGACGACGACCTCTGCCAAAAGCGTACGCACTTCGTCCACTACGGTTACATTCCCGGGTTTGGTTTTTATAATTTTGGCCTTGTCCATCTTATTGGTTCTTTTGCTAAATCTGGTACTTCTATTCTTCGTCAGTTGGTTGACGCTGGAACTTTATCAAACCTCCCCGGTGGTTTTAAGACTAGAGGACTTCGCACCAAAGGTGATGACACCCCAATCTCCCCCGGCGAGTTCCGTGATGTAGACGTTCCTAGCGGCACGATGCGTGACAACATCATGCCCCTGCCATACAAGGAGCCATCACAGGTCTTGGCGGCGCTCTTAAATCAGATCATTGATGAAGGTCGCAAGTTTGCGGGAGCTGTAGAGCTGCAGACATCGGACATGAGTGCGCAAGCACCTGTAGGCACTACGTTGGCTATCCTTGAGCGTCAGCTCAAGACGATGAGTGCTGTTCAATCTCGCATCCACTACTCGATGAAACAAGAGTTCAAGCTCTTGAAAGCGATTATTCGAGACTATACGCCACCTACGTACAGTTACGAGCCAGAAGAAGGCGGTCGTCGTGCGAAGCAGTCTGACTACGACCAAGTTGACATCATCCCAGTGAGTGATCCCAACGCGGCGACGATGGCTCAGAAAGTTGTTCAGTATCAGGCTGCGCTGCAGCTTGCGCAGACAGCTCCTCAGTTGTATGACTTACCTCTCCTGCATCGTCAGATGCTCGACGTGTTGGGTATTAAGAACTACCAGAAACTTGTGCCGATTCATGACGACATGAAGCCTCGTGACCCTGTTACAGAGAATCAGAACATGCTCAATAACAAGCCTGTTAAAGCGTTCCTGTATCAAGATCACCAAGCTCACATAGCTGTTCACATGGCCATGGCTCAAGATCCTCGTATCCAACAGATGGTTGGACAAAACCCTCAATTAGCGCAGCAGCTTATGGCGGCAGGTTCAGCTCACATTGCTGAGCACTTGGGTATGGAGATGCGCAAGCAGATTGAGCAGGCTATGGGTCAGACGTTGCCTCCGTATAACGAAGATGCGGATGAAGTTGATATGTCTCCAGAGATGGAGGTTCAAGTGTCCCAGATGGCGGCGCAAGCAGCTCAGCAACTCTTACAGCAAGCTCAACAACAAGCTCAACAGAAGAAGAATCAGCAGATGCAAGAAGATCCGCTCATTCAGTTGCAGCAGCAAGAGCTTCAGATCAAAGCAGCCGAGCAACAACGTAAAGCGGCTAAAGATCAGGCGGATGTCATGCTCAAGCAAGCCCAGCTTCAGATCGAGCGTGAGCGAATTAACGCACAACAGGAGACTGAAGGCGTGAAGATTGCGATGAAAGCGCAGGCTGACAAACAGCAGCGTGATCACACGCACGAGCAGGCGGGCTTTACAACCGGCATGGAGTTACAGAAGCACCAGATGATGCTGGCTAATCAAGAGAGGATTGCCCGCATGAATGCGGAGAGCCGATCAAAACAGCAGAAGCCAAAGGAAGGTAGCTGATGTACCAAACTAGACAAGCGATGGATCTTTTGATTCAACAAATTGATGCAAGCATCAAACAAATCGAGGAAGACTTAGGAGCCAAATCTGCTAAGTCTTACGAGGAGTACTGCAATAAATGTGGGGTCATCACAGGTCTACTCACAGCTCGCAGAAACATTACAGACCTGACAAAAAACTTGGAGAACTCGGATGAGTGATTTACCTACGCTGGACTTGAGCAAGGTTGTTGATCTATCAGCACTGATGCACAAAAAAGCGGAAGAGAAAGCAAAACAGCTACCAAAGCCAACAGGCTACCGCATCCTGTGCGCAATCCCTGAGGCGGAGAAGCAGTTTGAAGAGAGCGAAGCTGGTTTGATTAAAGCAGACGAAACCATGCGCAACGAAGAGACCCTCACAACGGTCTTGTTTGTAGTTGAGCTTGGCCCAGACTGTTACAAAGATACAACAAAGTTCCCAACGGGACCTTGGTGTAAACAAGGCGACTTTGTTTTGGTCCGGCCCTACGCTGGCTCACGACTGGTCATCCACGGTAGAGAGTTCCGCATCATCAACGACGATACTGTAGAAGGTATTGTTGACGATCCACGCGGCATTAAACGCAAATAAGGAGCGCACATGCCTAAATTTAGCGATAGCTATAAGTTCCCTGATGAACAGGAAGATAAGGGTAAACCCGAAGATACCCTAGATATCTCCGTTGAGGGCGATGACGTAGATATTAATATCGACGTAAAAGACGATACTCCCCCTGAAGATAGGTTCGTAGAACCCCTTCCGAGCAGTATTAAAGAGGACTTGGAAAAAGCCGACGACTCTGAAGATTACTCCCATAACGTAAAGCTTAAATTTAAGCAGTACAAGAAGGCTTGGCATGACGAGCGTAGGGAGAAAGAGGCTG